GTAACAGTTGCAAATGTGGCTGTGCTTGATAGCAATAGCGTTAAGACCCTAAAAAATGCTTACAACGGCGAATTTGTTATTACCGTATTTGATGCTAATAGCTTCTACGTAGACAATACCTACACAGCTACCCCAGTAGATACTGACGGCTACAACATTACGGATCCAGATACAGGAATTGTTCTGTCAACAGTAGGTGCTGCTACAGCAACGTACACTGACCCAGATTACTCAAAGACCTACCTAAAGGGCGCAGTCATCGTTCAGGAGCAGATCTCTACTTACAATAGTGAACCTTACGCTCCAGGATGGCAAGGATGACAGACATAATCAATATCACTCCCTCTACTCCAGAGGTTGTGGTTGTTTCTACACCGCCAAATACTTCAACTATAGTAGGGGTAGGAGTAGGTCAGGGAGGCGCCGTAGGGCAAGCCGGTCCTACAGGACCTACAGGGGCTACAGGAGTAACTGGTCCAACAGGTCCTCAAGGACCTAAAGGTGACACTGGAACCAATGGTACTAATGGTACTAACGGACAGGGTTTTTTATGGCGCGGTGCTTGGGCAACTGGAACAGTTTATGCTGCATATGATGTAGCTCGTCAAGATGGTTCATCGTATCGTTGTTCTACACCGCATACATCTGCTTCTATTACTCAACCAGGTATTGGTGCTAACTGGACTGGTTACTGGTCTCTTATGGCTCAAAAGGGAGACGCGGGGGCAACTGGCGCTACTGGTGCAACTGGAACTACTGGACCCGCTGGTATTACTATTGCTGGCACTGCCCCTGCTGACCACAGCATTTTGTGGGCTGATACAGCTACAGTTTCTGCAAATGTTGCTGTCTTTGATGGTGGTACCCCATCTGCTCAGTTAACTTCAATCAAAACTAGGCGTGGACTTGCTACCACTTGGAGTGGCGTAAACCCTACTCTAGACGCTGGTGAGTTTGGCTATGAATCAGACACTACCAAGTTTAAAATTGGTGATGGGAGCACTCTTTGGAATAGTTTGCCTTATGCCACTGCTATTGTTTCAAGTATTGCTGCTACAGGTTTAACTGGCACAACGCTTGCTACCAGTGTAACTACCTCATCTCTTACAAGTTTTGGCGCATCACCAACACTTACCTCTCCAACTATTTCAGGCTCTGTTACTGGTGGAACTATTAATGGAGGTTCAGCATGACCGCTTTAAAAATCTGGGATACCAATACTAACCAGTGGGTTTCTATGACTTTGACCCAGCAGAATAATGTAAAGATCTCTACTTCAGCTCCAACTGATACTTCTCAACTTTGGGCTGATCCTAATGATGTTTCATACACGGTTGCTATTGATGGTGGGTCCGCATGAGCGCTTTAAAATACTATGATACTACAACGGGTACTTGGAAATACTTAGCCCAAGGCGTTAAAGGTGACAAGGGTGATACTGGAGTTACTGGAGCTACTGGTCCTGCTAATACGCTTACTGCAACCGCGGTTGCTGGCGTAACTGCGTCTGCAACAATTACTGGAGTTTCTCCTAATCAGCAACTGAATCTTGTGTTGCCTAAAGGCGATACTGGTCAGGGGTATACTGCTAAGGGTGTTTACTCTTCAGGTACAACATATAACCCTTATGACACTGTTTATTACAATGGCCAGCAATACTCCTGTAAATTAACAAATTCTAATAATTCACCGTATTCAGGCTCTACTTATTGGGATTTATTTGCTCAAGGATTTACTACTCCTAGTAGTTGGCTTAATAACCTTGATTACTTTGTTGGAGATATTGTCACACAATCGGGCAGCACCTATTACGCTATCCAAAATAGTTATAATAAAAATCCAACAGTTAATAGTAGTTATTGGTTAGTACTAGCGGCCAAAGGTACTACTGGTGATACTGGACCTCAAGGTCCAAAAGGTGACCCAGGACTTTCAGGTGCTAATGCAAAGTTTGAAGCGTTCCTTGCTAATGTTAATGGACCAGTAAATGCAATTCCTACTGCAGTTACTCCTTCTGGTTACACACTTTCTACTACCGCAATTTCTGGTGCAACTGTTTATGCGTATAACAGTGGCAAGTTTACTTTCCGTGGGTTAACCCCGACAGTAATAACTAATACCCCTGGAACAAGTTACTACAGAAACAACGCTAATATGAATCCTAGTGACCCAACTCCTGCTTTAACTTTTAATCAGTTTTGGGTTGAATTTGATTATTATGGTGAAAACTTTGATATTAGGTATAACAATAATCAAGCAACTTACTCAGGAGTAAGTTATGCAGGATTTGCACAAATTTGGATTTGGGTAGACGGAGTCCCTACTACAGAAACCGCTTTGGTACCAACAGGCGGATATGTTAGTTCTTCTTATAATACTGATAGGGTCTTAAATGTAAATTTTGGTAGTGGGAATACTAAACAACGCCGTATTCGTATTCTGTTTGGTGGTCTTGATTTTGGGGGAATTGGTGTAAAGAGTGTTACAGAAACTATTTTTCCTGTAAATCAACAGTTATTAAAAGTAGCTTTCATTGATGGGTCTTGGTTTGCTGGAACTAATGGGTCAAACAATGATCCGACAACTGCGACCAACCTTGCAAGACAACTAGCCGTTCAATACGGTGAAATGTTAAATGTTGATTACTATAATCTTTCTATACAAAGTACAGGGTATGTCAAAGGCGGAAATGTTGACCCTATTCTTCAAACGGTTACCAGTGCTGGAAATGGCGATAACTGGTGCAGCCCTGCTCGTTTAGACCTTATAACAGCTATTCAACCAGATTTGGTTGTTCTTTTGGGAACAACTAATGATGATACATTTACAGGTGGAAGTTACCAATTAGGCGCTCATGCTACTTATGTATACGACGGAATTGCAAGCAGAGCGCCTAATGCTAAAATTATTGTGTTTACTCGCCAGTCTAATACTTTTACCAGTTCTACGCTTGCATTAAACGCGTCTACTGTGTACGCGGCTGCTACCGCTCATCCTTCTGTTATTCCTGGAGGCGTAGTAAATATATACAACGAAGGTTGGATTACTGGAACTATGAATACTGGTTCAGGTTCAGGTACACCAGGTAATGGTCAAGTATTTATCTTTACTGACGACCACCCAAATGTTGCGGGTAACCGCTACTACGCTACTCGTATGTTTGATAGAACATACGATATAATTAAGAGTTACGCAAGGAGCTAATAATGCCACAAATTACACAGATTCAGGTTCGTAGAGATACTGCGGCTACTTGGACGTCAACCAACCCTACACTTGCTGAGGGTGAAATTGGCTTTGAGACTGATACGGGTAAGTTTAAAATTGGAGCTAAAGTCGCTACCGTCTTACAGACCTGGACACAATTACTCTACGCTACTAATGCGTCTAATATTACAGGCACAACTTTGCCAGCAGGTATTACTTCTGCGTCTGGTCTTGCAACAGTAGGTACTATTACATCGGGTACTTGGAACGGCGGAGTAATTGCTAATACTTATACTACCGCAACTTCCGCTAATACAAACAGCGCTATTGTGTCCCGTGATGCTTCAGGTAATTTCAGCGCTAACACAATTACAGCGTCGGCTATCTCTGGTCTTGCTACTCCGCTATCAGGAGCGCAAGGTGGAACTGGAGAAACAAATACAAATAAAACAATTACTTTGGGCGGTAACCTAACTACCGCAGGAGCGTTTAATACAACGTTAACTTCTACAGGAACTACATCTGTGACCTTGCCTACAAGCGGAACTCTAATTCCTGTAGAGAATGTGCTATCTGCTATGGGCATGTCTAGCACCCAACTTGAAACACTTCCCCGTTGGTGTGCTGTAGCATCGGTTGGTTTTTCAACTGGTACTACTCACTTTACTTACTTTACCCCTTTGGTGAGCCTGACACCATCTAATGCTTCTTTATTTATAACTACTAACGCTGTGGGTACTACAGGTACAGCAAACCAATACTTTGCAATTTTTACTGAGGATGCTTCTGGAAACTTGACTCGCGTTTACAGTGATAGTAAGACAGCTTCAGCATACTGGCTTGCGGGTACTAGCCCAACGGCAGGTTTTCAAAGCATACCAATAAGCGGATTTACTTTTAATGCTGGGCAACGTTACGCAATTGCGTATTTAGGCACAGGTCTTTCAACTAACCCAATTGCTTTACAGTTAAGCGGTCAAAGTACTAACCAAAACTATTGGATGTCAAACAACAGCTCAAGTACTGGTTATGGTATATATGGACCTGTTGGTCGTATGGCAGGGGCTATTGCAACCCAAACTAGCATTGCAGCTAGTTATACAAACACTAGTTTTACAACTGCTTCTAGCCCATATGCTTGGAGAATTGCATAATGGCTTGTAGAACAGGTTGTCCAACTCAAGACTGTGATTCTTACGCAGACTGCTGCAAAGGAATTATGGTAGACCGCACTAGCCTTCAGGTTAAAGGCTGAAAATTAGACCCAAATCGGGTACCGTTTATTTAGACTCTTAAAGAAAGGCCCTATTAATGGCTACAACTTATAAAGTATTAGGACAAGCTAAAGTTGCTGTTGCTGGAACCCCTGTGGTTTTGTACACCGCAGCTTCTTCCGGCACTATTCAAACTATTGTATCTACTATTACAATTTGTAATACAAATACGACTTCTAGTACATACCGAATTGCCGTAGTGCCCGCCACCATTACGCAGACAGACGCTCAAGCTATTACTACTCTGGGTACTGATCTTAAGTACTACATCGTTTATGATGCAATCGTAGCGCCAAAAGAAACTATTTCCTATACTCTTGGCCTTACAGTAGATACCTATGACAAAATCCTTATTAACTCAGGACTTACAAATGTAGTGTTTAATGCGTTTGGCTCGGAGACACAGTAATGTCCGTTAAATCTAATGGAGATAGTAGTACTGGCCCTAAAATTCTTACTGGTACTCTAACTTTTTCCACTCCTGCTACCTGGACCGCAAATAGCATCAACTATGAAATAGGAGATGCTTACGGCCCTTATAACTGGGTAGATGTTTCTTTTGAAGGTCTTACCCCTAATGGATTTAAAGGTACGCCTGTAATTACTGCAACTATTAAAGGTACATCAGGATTGCAACTTATACCAAAAATTGCAACAACTGCAGCGTATGCAGCAAACCAAGGGTTTAAGATTGCTTTATATAACACTTCTGGTTCTAACTATAGTTTAGGAGCAAATATAATTGTTAATTGGATTGCTATAGAAAATACTAATAAGGCAGCCTAATGAAAGCTAGTCAGCCTGGCGGTAGATTTAATATTCCCTTTGAGCGTAGATCAATACTTTCAGGGATTACTCAGGATCTTCGCATGCCGGTTGGACAAACTGTAAACTGGTGGAGATGGGATGCTACCGCTACTGGGGTAGATGATGTCTATGATGTTGGTTCTCTAGGTACTGGGCGTGTATGGAAGACTGGTTTTGATGTTCCAGCCGTAAATGCCGTTGTCTACCAGGGTGTAACCTTGCAAGATGAACGCGGTTTCTACAACACTGACGTTCTAAGAGTTACCTTAAATATGGAAGATGTAGAGCGTTTGTTTCCTACAATGCCTACCTCTTCAGATGACTTCCTAAAAGATCGCATTATCTACCGTAATGAAGTATTTAGGCCTACACATTTCTTCCCACGTGGTTTAATTAAGGGTAAGTACACCTTGTTTACGTTGGACGCTTCTCAGATTAACCCTGAAGAAATGGTCAACGACGATCAATTTACAGCATATTCAAACTAAAAGAAAAGGTAACAACTAATGGCACTTGACCATATCCCAGTACAACCTGCCTCAGGTAAAAGCGTACTATTTACAGTGCCTAAAGGCACACCAGCTTGTCACGTAACTATTCAAAACAGAAGTGCTTCTATTGATATTTCTATAGGTGATGACACATTAGGTGCAGTAACTGGTGCTAATGCAGGCATTAAGGTTGCTGCTGGCGCTACTTTTCAAACATTTTTAAATAGTGGAGATGTGCTTTACGCATACTCAGGATCTGCATTTAGTACTGAATATGTAGTAGTTTTGTACTCATATGTATCTACTTGGGATGGTAGATAATAGGGCGTGAAAGCAGTAAAAGAATGGCACGAGGAGCATTAAATGTGCGCAACATGTGGCTGTATGAAGCCTAAGAATAAGCATGGAGAAAAAACACTAGCAGCAGCTAACAAGAAGTTTGCTAAAAAAACTACCACTAAGTGTTCAAAATGTGGTAAAGCAAACTGCACTTGCAAGGCTAAAAAAGCAGCTCCTAAAAAGAAATAAGTTAAGCAAGATTATTTAATAATTTGGCGGTACATTCAATAGTGACGCCGGATTTATCCGGAACCTGCTGAAAGTACTGCCCCTCAAGAAGAGGATTTTGCGATGTTAAAACTAGCCGAGCGCTTAGCTCGTATGGAAAGTGACGCTGACCGACGAGAGTTTCTCAAAGGTCTCCGAGGCACTGACCATATAAATCTTTTGTCTTTAGCGGCAGGATGGGTCGGTACGACCTTGCTGTTAAAGGCTCTTAAAGATGACTGACATCCAGAAATTAGCAGGCAGCTTTAAAGCCACAGGTAAAAAGTCAGAAAAATTACTGACAGCAAAACTCCGCCGCCATGCATATGATAGCGGTTGGCCAGCTGCACTAGGCCGTGTTCTAGAAGTAAAGCATGATGGTAATGGCGATTTTAGCATCCAGTACCCTGCTCACCTAGAAAGCCAAATCCTTGGCATTGAGTTTGGGGATCAAGATAATCCTCCTAATCCAGCAATGCTTCGTGTAGCAAACCGCGCTGATGGTGTATTTGATGACCATTTGTCTCGTATTTCTACTGCTTTAAATGAGGTGAAGTATATCTAATGCCATTTATACTTAATGAAGATAAAGCCTTAAAAAAACTATTAAAAAGCAGAATTGCGGTCACAGACTCTAAGAATAACTCCCGTAATGTTGGAGTATGGTTTGGCCATCCCGATGTTGAAATTAGGGATCAGTCATACCCATACATGACTATTGAGTTATCTGATATTTCCCATGCTCGTGAACGCCAACATAGTGGTATGACACAGCTAAATTACATTCCTGAAGCAAAAGACCTTAATGGAAATACCCTTACAGAGTCCGCTAAAAGATGGACTGAAAGCCCTACACCAGTTAATCTTGACTACCAAGTTGCTTCCTACTCCCGACAGCCATTGCATGATCGTCAGATCTTGTCAACAGTGCTGACGGACCTATTGCCGTTTAGATTCGGCATGCTAGAGATTCCAGAAGACAATACTGCTCGCAGAATTGAACTTCTTGGATATGCCAAAAGAGATACTACTGAGCAAGGGAAAAGGCTGTTTGTTAACGTTTTTTCCATTAGAGTTAATGCTGAGCTCTTTAGTACTGGAATTATCCAGGAACAAAGCTCTATTGGCAATACTAACTATTCAATTGAAAACCTATAGCAGCAGCAATGTTGTACCGAGCATAATTCCGAAACCTAAGATTAAAACACAACTATTAACTTAAGGAGTTAAAATGGCTTCATTAGGCCGTCCTGGCGTATATCTCCAGGAAACAACTGTGCAGCAGACGACCCCGTTAGCGGCTCGTACTGATGCAATCGCTGCTTTTGTAGGCAGCACCGCAAGAGGACCGCTTACGCCAACTCTTGTATCTTCTTGGTCAGACTTTGTAAAAGCATATGGTGGCTTGGATTACAACTACCCAACAACTACTGCTGCTTACTTATTCTTTTCAAATGGTGGACGTGATGCATACGTACGTCGAGTAGTTTCGACTGACTCAGCTACAGCTACTAGAACCCTAAAGCAGGCAGACGGTAGCACAGACGCAATAACAGTAAAAGCAATTAACCCAGGTTCTTGGGGAAATGCCCTAAGCGTTCAAATTACTGCTTCTGACATCACGGCAAAGACATTTAGTATTGCCGTATTTGGTTCTCCATTAACCATTTCTGGAGGTACTGGTACCTCTAATCTTTTAGAGCAGTTTAATGATGTAAGTTTGGATACAACAAGTTCTCGCTATGCGCTTGCAATTGTTAACACTTTCTCAAATTACATTGCAGTTACTGCTATTTCAGGCAACACAACGTTTGTTCCTCCTGCTCCACAAGCTGCAACTGTAGCTTTATCTTCAGGATCTGATGGAACAGCAATTGTTGGTTCTGATATTACCTTGGCTCTTTATGACTTTGATGTAATTAACGCCCCAATGCTATTTAATGCCCCAGATATTGCTACTCTTGCTGGCGCCTCAGGAACAAAGAGCGGAGCTCTTAACGCTCAGGCTGCGTTGCTACGTTACGCTGAAGCTCGTGGAGATGGATTTGTTATTGTAGATACTCCTTCAGGATTAAGTGCATTTGACGCTCAAGTCTATGCAACTGATGTGTACAATGCTGCAACTGCTGCTTCTGCAACAGTTTCGTCATTCACAGTAACTGCTGCTGCTCCAAGCACTCCAGTTGCTGGATCTGTACAATACACAACTGGTACTACTCCTCACACCTTTATTATAGGCAACACAGTAACTCTTACTGGTGTTACTAACTCTGCAACTCTAAGCGTTCCATCTGCAGTAACTATTACATCTAACGTTTCCGGTGTTCTAGGACAAAACTACGTTACTATCGTAGGTAGTACTTCGGGAATTACCAAAGGTGCAGTTATTACAGGTGGCGCAGTTGGTGCATCAGCTGGTATTCCAGTTGCGGCTACAGTTACAAAAGTTGATGGCCAGCTAGTTTACATTTCTGCTAACGTAAATACTACGTTTACATCGTTAACTGCAGTCTTTACAGCTAGTGCTTCAACCATTGTTAAGGTTGGCTACCAGGATGTAAACCAGGTTACTGGCTATGTAACAGTAATCACTGCTGCTGCTCACGGCTTTAAGAATGGCGATACGGTAACACTTTCGGGTATTACAAGCTCTACTTCAGGCGTATTTAACAACGCATTTACAATCACTGTTATTGACTCAACTAGCTTCTACTTTGCTAGTGCAAGCGCAGCTACTGTTTCAGCCGTTTCAGGTACAGCAGTCAGCCAAGGATATTCAGGTAAGTACACAATTACATCAGTCCCTTCAACAACAACTTTTGTAACAAGCAATACAGAATCAGGTACTGCAGTACTTTCAAGTGCTACTGCTGCCGTAACTGGTACTTGGAACACAGGTACTGCTAGTGGCGGTAACGCGGCTATCTACTACCCATGGTTAGCTATCCCAGATACAAGCAAATCAGTTCCGGGTGTTACAAAGAACGTTGCTCCTGGTGGCGCTATCTTAGGTATTTATCAGGATACTGACGCTTCTCGTGGCGTACATAAGGCACCTGCAGGCTATGGAGCTAGTGTTAACGTTGCTGTGGATCTTGAGTACGATGCGTCAGGCAGAGCACGCCGCTTGACCAATGATCAGCTAGATACGTTAAATACAGCACCACGACCAGTTAACCCTATTCGTGTTGCTCCTGGTGCTGGTATTGTAGTTATGGGTGCCCGCACTCTTAACAACGTATCCCCTAACCGTTACGTCAACATGCGTCGAAGCATGATTTACATCAAAAAGCAAGTTGAACTTCGTTCTCAGTTTGCAGTATTTGAGAACAATGATGAGTACTTGTGGCGCCAATTGCGTTCAAGCCTCAGCAACTTCTTAAATATGTACTGGCAGCAAGGTGGACTTCGCGGTGCGTCTCCTGAACAAGCGTTTTATGTTAAGTGTGACGGAACAACCACAGGTGATAGTGATATTGCCAACGGTCAAGTTAACATTCAGATCGGTGTTGCTCTTGAGTACCCGGCCGAGTTTGTTGTCATCAATATTGGTCAGCTAACCGGTAGCGCGACCTTCTAATTAAGGAGAATGTATAATGTCAATTAATGGACCGATTAAGGGAGCCTATTCAAGCGGAGCTTCCTCTTCAAACATCTTTCCTTTCAGTAGCGTAGCTACGGATCCAATCCGTAACTTTAGGTTCTTGGTGGAGTTCCTCCCCTTTGATAACCAGTCGTCTGCAAAGGTTACTTTCAAAAAAACTCTAGGTTTTACCAATGTGTCAGGTTTTGGCATGCAGGTAGATCCTAT